ACGTATTGATGGCTTGTGTATTTTACGGTATGCCGATACTTATTGAGAACAATAAACCTAGACTTCTTTACCATTTTAAAAATAGAGGATATAGGGGGTTTTGTATGAACAGACCAGATAAGCATTACACAAATCTATCTAAGACAGAAAAAGAACTGGGTGGAATACCTAACTCTAGTGAGGATATTAAACAAGCTCACGCATCAGCTATAGAATCATACATAGAAAAGTACGTAGGCATGGATAATGACGGAACGTATAGAGATGTGGGAGATATGGGAGATATGATATTTATTAGGACATTAGAAGATTGGGCTAAGTTTGATATTTCAGACAGAACAAAGCATGATGCGTCTATTAGTTCTGGACTAGCTATAATGGCTACGCAGAAAAATCTTTACCTACCGCAGAAAAAACAATCAAAAATAAAGATTAACTTTGCAAGGTATAGTAATAAAGGAACAATAAGCGAGATAATTAGATGAAAGACGTTAAAATAAACATTACATCTTCAGCGTTTCCTGATCAGTTTGCCTCGGACTCAGTGAAATCAAGCGATGAATTCGGTCTTCAGATTGGTCAAGCCATTCAATATGAGTGGTTTAAAAAAGACGGAAGTGGTAGCAGATACTATAGTCAATGGAAAGAATTTCATAGATTAAGATTATATGCTCGTGGAGAGCAGTCGATTGCGAAATATAAGAATGAATTATCTGTAGATGGTGACTTGTCTTATCTTAATTTAGATTGGACACCAATTCCTGTGCTTCCTAAATTTATTGACATTGTCGTAAACGGAATGTCTGATAGATTATTTAAAGTTAAGGCATACGCTCAAGATGCGATGTCTCAAAATAATAGAAGCTCTTATCAAGATATGATTGAGGGACAGATGGTTGCCAAGCCTATTCTTCAAAATATTATGGATAAGACTGGGGCTAATCCCTTTATGACTGATCCAGATGATCTCCCTAGCACAGACGAAGAACTTTCATTGTATATGCAGCTTAACTATAAGCCTGCAATTGAGATTGCTGAGGAAACTGCTATAAATACATTATTTGATGCCAGTCATTATGATGACATCAGAAAAAGGATTGACTATGATATTACTGTACTTGGTATAGGGATAGCGAAGCATGAATTCTTAATGGGTGACGGAGTAAAAATATCTTATGTTGATCCAGCAAATGTTGTATATAGTTATACTGAAGACCCAAACTTCAAGGATTGTTTCTATTGGGGTGAGGTAAAGACAGTATCTGTAAATGAGCTTAGAAAAATAGATACAACTCTAACAAGTGATGACTTGAAAGAAATTTCAAAGTATAGTCAGAGCTGGGCAGACTACTATAATACATCTCAGATGTATCAGAATGATATATTTAACAATGATACAGCTACGTTATTATACTTTAACTATAAGACAACAAAGAATGTTGTATACAAGAAAAAGATTACTGATTCTGGAAATACAAACATGGTTGAGAAGGATGACTCATTCAACCCACCTACTGAAATGATGGAGGAAGGAAACTTTGAAAAGGTTTCTAAAGTTATCGATGTATGGTATGAGGGAGTCATGGTAATGGGAACTAACTACCTATTGAAGTGGAAGATGGCTGAGAATATGGTTCGACCTAAGTCAGCTAGTCAGTATGCAATGGCGAATTATGTAGCTTGTGCACCAAGAATGTACAAAGGTGTTATTGAGTCTCTTACGAGAAGAATGATCCCATTTGCTGATTTGATTCAGATGACTCACCTAAAACTTCAACAGGTAATATCAAGAGTTGTTCCTGATGGGGTATTTATTGATGCTGATGGTTTAAATGAAGTTGACCTCGGTACAGGTGCAGCGTATAGTCCAGAGGACGCATTAAGATTATACTTTCAGACAGGTAGCGTTATTGGTAGATCGTACACTCAAGATGGTGATTACAATAATGCAAAAGTTCCAATTACTCAGCTTACAGCAAACTCTGGAGCTGCAAAAACTCAGATGCTGTTAGGAAACTATAACCATTACCTTAATCAGATAAGACAGGTGACGGGTCTTAATGAAGCTAGAGATGGAAGTATGCCAGATCCTAATGCATTAGTTGGTATCCAAAAGTTAGCTGCGCTGAATTCAAATACAGCTACTAGACATATTCTTGATTCAAGTCTATATATCTATAGAACATTAGCTGAAGCATTAACGTATAGAATTGCTGATATATTAGAATACGCTGATTTTAAAGATGAGTTCATAAATCAGATCGGAAAATACAACATAAATATTCTTAATAGCATTAAAGACTTATATATCCATGACTTTGGTATTTTTATCGAAGTATCTCCAGATGAAGAGCAAAGATCTCAGCTTGAACAGAATATAAATATGGCTTTATCTAAAGGCGATATTAATCTTGAGGATGCTATTGATATTCGTGAGATGAGAAATATTAAGCTTGCTAACCAATTGCTTAAGCTTAAACGGAAAGCTAAGCAGGATAGAGAAGAGAAGATCGCTAAGCAACAACAGGAAATGCAGGGTCAGCTTCAACAACAATCACAACAGATGGCGGCAGAAGCATCTATGCAGAAAATTCAAATGGAAACTCAATCTAAGATGCAGTTCAAGCAAGCTGAGATATCTTTTGAAATAGAAAAAATGAAACAAGAAGCTATGCTGAAATCTCAGTTGATGCAAGAAGAGTTTAATCTTAATATGCAACTTAGAGGTATAGAGGTAACAGCTCAAAATAAAAGAGAAGAAGGTAAAGAAAAAGCTAAGGATAAAAGGATTGGTATTCAGAATACTCAACAATCAAAATTAATTAACCAACGAAAAAATAATTTGCCACCATTGAACTTTGAATCAAACGAGGATAGTCTTGATGGATTTGACTTAGCAGAATTCAATCCTAGATAGGATTTTAAAAGGGAAATATTTTTTTAAGTAACTTTGTAATTAAATTAAATTCAATATGGAAATTAAAGTAAGAGAATTAGATGGTGTTGAACAGAAATCAATGCAAGAGGTTGAACAAGTTTTATTAGATAAGCATGATAGCGAGTTTAATGATGACGGTTCGACTAGTGTGGGCGAAGATAATGTCGATGCCGATGAGAAAATAAGTCTTGATGAGCCTAATGATGGCTATGAGATTAAAGAAGAAGACGTTCTTTCATTTATTAAAAATAGATACGGAAAAGAGATCAACTCTATAGAAGAATTAACTAGAGAAAGAGAGGAAGCTGAAGAGCTACCTGGGGATGTCTCTGCTTATTTCAAATATAAAAAAGAAACAGGGCGTGGGATTGAAGACTTCGTAAAACTAAATAGAGATTTAGATGAAGTAAGTCCAGACAGCTTGTTAAAAGAGTATTTGACTATTACCGAAAAGGGGTTGGATCAAGATGATATTGAATCTATGATGGATGAATATGATTATGATGAAGACCTTGACGATGATAGCGCAATTAAAAAAGCTAGATTAGCTAAAAAGAAAATGGTTGCTAAAGCCAAAGATTATTTTGAATCTGAAAAAGAAAAGTACAAAGCTCCTGTTGAGTCAATGGGTGCTTCTGTTTCTAATGAAGATAAACAAAAGATCGAGGAATACAACCAGTATGTTAAAGAGTCAATGTCTTTGGGTGAGCAAATGCAACGTAAGGAGCAGTGGTTTAAAGAAAAGACTAGTGAAGTATTCGGAAGTGAGTTCAAAGGTTTTGAGTTCACGCTTGACGATAACAAACTTGTTTTTACCCCAGGTGATGCAGCTGAGATGAATAAGATTCATAGTGATCCTTCAAACTTTACGAAGAAGTTTTTAGGTGAAGATGGTCTCTTAGTCGATCCTGTAGGATACCACAAAGCATTGTCAGTCGCAATGAACCCTGAGAAATTTGCCGAGTTCTTTTATAAGCAAGGCAAATCAGCAGCAGTTGATGACGTTATGCGTAAGACTAAAAACATAAACATGTCTGAGCAGAATGTACCTCAAAATATTGCTAAGGGGGGAACGACAATTAGGGAGATTGGACAAGACTCAGGTCGAGGTCTAAAAATTAGGAGTAAAAAATAAAAACTAAAAAGAAAAATTATGTCAGTACAAACAGTACCAGGATACCAATTGCAGCCAAGTGCACAACAAGTTCCTTTGAAGTCAAATTACATTAGTAATTTTGATTTCTTAAATCAATATTTACCAGATACTTACGAAAAAGAATTTGAAAGATATGGAAACAGAACAGTAGCATCATTCTTAAGAATGGTAGGCGCTGAAATGCCTTCTAACTCAGACCTTATCAAATGGGCAGAGCAAGGAAGGTTACACACTAAGTACATTAATGTAACTTCTGCAGCAGCAGCAGCAGCAAATGTAGCAGTGTTAACTATTAATGACGTATTGATTCCAAACACTGGTTCAATTGCATTAAGAGTAGGTCAGACAATTATGATTTCTGACAATACAGGAGCTTCAGTTTTAACTAACAAAGCTTTAATTACGGCAGTAGATACAGCTAACGGAACTGTTACAGTAGCTTATTATGAAGCAGCTGGACAAGCAGTAAACGTAGGAGTTGTAACTTCTTTATTTGTTTATGGTTCTGAATTCCAAAAAGGTTCAAACGGTATGCAAGGTCA